CCCCAGTAAATTGAGAAGAAGTTACCCATGCTCTAATTGGATATTTAGGAGCAACATTAAATCTAAATCTATTAATACTTTCTGGGAAGAAAAATCCTGGGTTCTCAGCTAGAGAGGAAATTAAATTTGTAGTACTAACTATACTACTAGTTGCCGAGCCAGTTAATACTGATGAATAATCTCTCCATTTGAATTCTAGTTGGGGGGGATAAATTGTATTAGTATCAATACTATAAAACTGCATTACCGGTTGGATTTCTATATTGGTATTAAATTCAACAGCATTTTCCCATTTTATGATAAACCCATAATTGGGTAAAGAACCACTATACCATCTTTCTACTATAGTTTTAACCCCAGTTTTTAAATCTTTTTCACTTCTAGTATCAAAGGATTGAGTTACTCTAAACAAAGTACCATCCGATGCACTATAATACCAGTTACCCCCACCTTGATCCACATAAGTAGGATTCCAAGAACTTGTAATATAATTTAATCCATCACTACCACTTACAGTCCAAGCACCTGAACCTGAAAAGCCAGCATAGTCCCAAGAAGCCCCATCATATGTTTGGGGTTGATCTAGATACGTACCTGTCCCATTATTCCAAGTTTGTCCTATTGGGTATATTACAAGGTCTGTATCTTCTGTTATTCCTTGGGCGGTTGCTATAAAAGATCTTAGAGTAACATCCCAGGTACTACTACCAATTTTATTATCTATAACATCTGCAATTTCACTGGGGAGGAATTGTGAAAAAAATCTTGCTACTTGGGGGTTTGCATTTACAGCAAAATTTAAATTTGATATTTGATTAATAGGATCTATCCCTGTATTCATAATAGGATAGAATGAATATAGGGATGTATCTTTATATGGAAAAATTTTATATACAGCCATTTTTATCTCATTTTTTTATTAAGTCTATATATTATTACCTCTATCGGTTATTGAATTTATATATGTTTCACCACCTTCTTCTGGTGTTCCTTCAGGGGGTGGGAGGAATTGATGAAGCTTGGTTTTATAATCCTGTTTTGTTTTTCTGTTTTGTAAATTAGGATCTTCTCCAAAATAGTTAGTTTCTCCAACATGGGAGTTTTCGGTAACATAAGTATCTGAATTTGTATTTTTTAATATATTTTTTCTATTGGGCCCACCACGTCCCCAGGGTTCTCTATATTCTTGTTGTTCTGGTCCAGCTTCAGTACTTTCTAAATCTAAACCTGTTAAAGTTAAAGATTTTTCACTTTTACTTTCACCTTTTATTCTTTTAAATTCTAGTGTATCTTTATAACCTTTTCCAGATTGGGGGAGGTATTTGTGTTCATGACCTTCTGAATGAAAGTTGAGGGGGCCTCCAACAGGGTCAGGATTTGTTAAATCCAAATTGGTCTTATCAAAAATACTATTTTTAGGGTTGACTGTATCACCTTCTGTTCCAAAACTGCTATTATGAGATTGAGCTGATTGAAAATTATCTAAATAAGTATTATTTGGGGTATATTTGTGGGTGTGATTTTCGTCAGGAAAATGAATAGGCCCCCCAATAGGGGCAGGATTTTCTACATCTAAATTTGTTTTATCATTACTCCAATAAAGTCCTCTACGACGTTTAGGAGGTCCTACAATCCCACCACCTGGATTTTTAGGTGGGTTTGGGAATTGATTATTAGATGGATCTGGCATAATTTCTAGTTTTTATAATGGTACTACTCTTCCTTTAATATCTAAATCAGGAAATTTAACTTCAAATATACTTGGGTCTAAAGAAGGATAAACTACCTGGTTTATAGTTGCCCCGGGCATGTCATAAGACCATTGAGAATACCCTGAAGTAGTTCCAACTTTGTTTATAATTTCAACATTTTTTATTGTTTGAACCCCCTTAACCTGATCTAACATTATGTATAAATCTTTTAATAAAATGGGTTGATTTATTTGCCACTTATCTCTTGAAAAATGTTTCTTCAGAAGATTTATACATAATAGTATAACATCACTATTATTAAAATTAGGTAAAACTATTATTTCAAAGTTTACAGCAATGTTTATAATAAAAGCATTTCTAATTTCAATATTATCCCCTATTACTCTGTATTGAGATAAATAAGTTCTTAAATTTTGTTTAAGAGTTGATGAAGGAGAAGAAAATTGACTTAAAGAATTTTGAGATATAACCCATAAATTTAAAGTTTCAATAGTTGAAACTTGATTATCTGTTAATTTTGGTTTTTCAATATGAGCTTTAGCTATTGATCCAAACTTTGAGGGCATACTTAAAGCTCTAACTAAATAATCCTGGGCTGTTACTGATCTTTGTTGAGAAGATATCATGGATATGGTGTTCTGTCTTATTTCTTCTGGTGTATCCCCACCTGTACCCCCATCAGCGGCCAAAGGGTTATTAACCGAAATAGAATCAAATACAGTAGTAGCCATTGAAGAGTTTAAAAGAGCACTATTGAATTTAGTGTTTGCAGTATTTAGTTTTGTCAAATCCCCAGAAGGAACATTTGATCCAACTCCCCCTCCGGTTTCATATCTTACAGTAAGAGTTGTATTGGAAGGAGCAATACCATAAGTTTTCGTAAACAAAAAATTAGTTGGTGAATATGCTGTGGTTAATTTATCTACTTCAAATGGTAAACCTATTCCAACATTATTGGAATCAGGAATAATTGTTTCATCGGTATCATTTGGGTTTCCTGTGCCAAATTGGATTTGAAGATTTGTGGCTGATGTAAAGCGGGTAGCAAATCGTCTTTGAACCTTTTTTAACTTTAACAAATAGGGTACCTCCCCAACATTTTCTACATTATTAGGATCATTAGGATTAGTATTTTTAATATTATCATAAATCATTTCTTGGGCTAAATAATCTACTTCATACCAAGTATTACCATCAGAATCTACAATATCTAAAATTCCTATAATGTTATCACCATTAATATCAATTGTTGGGTATGGAGTTGGAGATCCAAATGTAAAGTTTTGAGTACTAATGGTTGATGAAATTGTTTTTCTTGATTTTTTCAACAAATAATATGTTGGGGTTGTACCCGTAATTTGGTATATAGAAATTTCGGTGGAATCTTGTGAACTTGAAACTGAAAAATCACAAGGATCCTTTATTAAAAAATTAATATCTGGGTTTAGATTAGAGGGAATGGTACTATTTGCTCCTATTGTAAGGGTATAATTCCAATCGGGGAAATATGAATCACCAGATTTTACTGCTGGTACCTGTTGGTATATGTCTATTTTAGTTTGAGCAGCCCCCGTAGTTTTTGGTTTATAACCAAACATGTAGGCTAATTCATATAAGTTATTAGTTTGTCTTGCAAGTTGAGTGAAAGTTTCTTGAAGTTGGTTGTCTAAATAAAAAGACATTATATCCCCTACATACGCAGACATTTCTATAAACATCATTCCGGGGGAGGCCGGGGAGAAATCATTATATGAATTTGGAAAATAAGTTTTAGCAAAATCTACTAACTTTGACCTTATATCAGGAAAGCTTCTATTTAAATATTTTACGTCTCTATTTACAGCCATTATGCAAAGTTAATTGATACTGTGTCACTAAGACCAGTACCTACAATATCATATATTATATTTACTATTATTGTATTGGAATCTTCTTGTCTCAAAATTTCTAAACTTCTAACATCTATATCTGGAAATAAATTACTTATTTTTGATGAAATTTCCTCTTTTATAAAATCTAAATTATCGGTGTTTATATGTTCAAATATATAATGTCTTAATCCTCCCCCAAAATTTGGTTTTAGGGGACAATCCCCAGGGTTAGTTAGAAAATAATTTATTAAATTATATTTTATAGCATCTCTTGTTGTAAAATTGGATTTAAAAACTGAGGGGAAACTAAATGGTAAATTAACCCCAACAGCAATATCTTTTTGGAAATCAAGTGGGTCTATTTGTCTAGGGTTAAAAGCCATTATTTACCCCCACCCATTAAACCTATTATTTGATCCATTCCTAATTCTCCCCCAGGAAGTTGACCATTTTCAGAGGTTGTATCCATTGAACCCTTGGGGGAAAAGTTTTTAACATCCTTAGTTGAAAATTGTAAAGCCATATCACTTAAAATATCTTGATAATTTTGTTTTGAGGATAAAGAAGGTGTTGGGATATTAGTACTTATATTCTTGTTTTCAGTTATAATTTCTGTTTTAGGGGATTTTATAGCTTCTAATAAAATATCCTTCAATTCTTCTTGAATTGCTTCCTTTACCGCTTGTTTAATTAATTTTTTTAGTTCTGTTGATTTCATATATTGTTTTTTTATAAATATTAATTTTTTATGCTTTTAAATCGTTTTGTTGAATAAAAAATACTAATTCATCTATTAAAATTTGATCATCAGCACTAAAAGACCATTCACCTTTTAACATAACTACTCCATTTTTATTTTTAGCAATTGCTCTTCTACGTTTTAGAGATTTTGTATGTTGTTCAGATTCTATACCCATATCAAACCCATTAACATTAGTCACTAATGGAGATAATTGGTTTGATTGTTTTTTAGTACTGTCTAAAATTTGTTGAGAAATTTGGGATTGAACCAAAAGTTGATTATCACTTTGCCCCCCTATTCCGTCACCATCTCCTAAATTTGATAAGTCTAGTTCTCCATCATTATAGACCCAAACACTACCCTTAGGATCTGTATAAGGGGAAACTGGGGTTGGTGGTGGTTTTTTTGGAGGTCCTAATCTCCCTAATCCCCTTGTTAATTTCCACCCTATCCCACAACAGCTACCTCCTGCTGCCAGGCAATCTTCTTTGGTCATTTGTTGGATTGTTCCATCAGGTAAAGTACAATCTATTAAATTATTAAATGACCCCCCAGCTGACAAACAGGCTTCAGGAAGCATAGGTTTTACAGAACCATCAGGTAGAGTACAAAGTATTAAGCCACAACATATACCTCCAGCAGCCAAACAATCTTCTTTGGTCATTAATTTTACTTCACCATTTGGTAGAGTACACTTTATAAGATCACCCCTTATAAGATCACCACAACAACTGCCTCCTGCTGCCATGCAATCTTCTTTAGTCATCATTTGAATTGAACCATCAGGAAGAGTACATTCTACTAAATCCTCAGCATTTGCTAAATCCTCAGCACATCCCTGAATTAAGAAATCTAACATTGCTAATAAATCTAAAACTCGTTTCATATGAGATAATACAGTTTCTAAGTGAATAGTTATCCCTGAAATTTTATGTTCAGCCATTGTTATTAAATCACTTAATTTAATGATTCCTTCTGCTGCTTTGTTAACAGGGCCTGATGGGATGGGGGTGAAAGATGTTGAAGGAATCCATGACATAATATTAATAACAACATTAAGAGGGGTCAATAGAGGTTTTGTGATGTCTATTAATTTTTGGGGTATATCTATAGCTTTTTCTATTCCTTCGATTTTTTTATATATATCTTCTAATTGTTTAGTTAATTTATTAAATTTTTCTATTATAGCATTTAATCCTCCTACATCCCCGGGGCAATCTAATTGTTCAGCAAGGGCTTTTTCTCCTTCTTCTCTAGCTTTTGCTTTAGCTTGAGCCGTTAATTCTTCCTTAACTGCTGCTTTAATTTCTTCTTTATCTCCTCCTTTTGCTGCTTCTAATATTTTAGAAGGATTCATAATACCAAACTCAGCTAATTGTTCTAATATAATGGGGGTAAGTTTGGTAATTAGTATAGCTAATAATTTTTTTGCCATTTTTTGGGC